GTGTGTATGAGTGTGTACATGTAGCAGTGTGTAATGGTGTAGATGTGGAGTGAGAGTCGAGACAGAGACAGCATGCCGAAGGCATTCGTTATAAGCTCTTACTGCTGTGAACACAGATAGACCCTCCTCCGTACCTGCATTCGATCTTGCTCTTGCTCTTGCTCTTAAGTAGGTGGTCCCCGCCTATATCTCTAAATATCCATAAATTACATATACATAAATGTTAAAACACCTTTTTGCTAGTCGCGCCAGCGACACATAAAGCCTTGACACCGGAAAGGCTTTATGCTACCCTTGTCCGGCCAATAACGGCACAACAGACGGACAAGCAAATGATTACGACAGATAGGTTGTTTGGGGAGAAAGTGATTGTTCCCCCAAGTGCAGAAAGAGTGGCAGAGGGGCGAGAGAAAGGGGAGGTATACGCGCTGTTCAAGAGTATACCGTTCGATGAGATCACTGCTCCTGATATCTACGAAAAGACCAAGATTGCTCTGAATCTGTGGCATCAGGCTAACAGACGAGAAGCTCTTATTATTGCCTTTGAAGGCGATAGGGTGCTGTGCCGTCTTGGAAACAAGCTTGAGTGGTTTCATATAAGCGCAGTGGAGTTGCTCGAAACAAGTTTCTCGTTCGTGGCTGAGGCTTCGCCCCTGTCAAACTGATGACTACGCTACCCGAACGAAGTGAGGAAGGAGCAACGCGACTACCCTTCCTTTCTACAAAGACCCAAGAGCAGCTTGCTGCGACAACTCCGAAAGAACGCAAGAAACCCGGTAAACCCTCCAAATACACCCCCCACGAGCTACGCCTATCCAACATGTACCGCTGGCATTGCAATTGGTTCAGGAGGAAGGGGCAGGAGGGCTATGAAGGTTTGAAGGTGGAGATGACAAAGGAAGAATGGATGATGATGTGGCAAGAACTGATTCCAAAGCTCCCCATAGACTTCCCCCTCCACGGCCTGAAGCATTTGAACAATCCTTATGTGGAGCACATCCCCGCTTGGATGCTAAGGAGCAACAAGGCCCTCAGACGCTCTCAGGAGACGATTGAGGCTCTAAGGGCTACAGGGGGAGCGCCTAATGGGAGAAACGCCGCTATAGAGGCGTACAGGAGGTCTCAGGGCAAGGCAGAAGCCAGAGCGAGGTGGAAAGAAGAGCAAGTGTTGACACCAGCTTTCAAGCTACAGCTCAGGAAGATAGACATTCACAAGCCATTCAGGCTGGATAATGTTAAGCTTGTATGTGTGGAGATAGGGGACAAGAGGATAGAGATGGGGGAGGAGAGACGTATTATTGAATTATGGAGATTGTAGTGAACCAGCTAAGAGAGGGAGTTGAGAGAGTGCGGGAGTGCTTGATGTTTGTGGGCTACTACGCCCCAAACACACTTCATGACAAACCTGTGGAAGGGTCTGAGAAGCGGTGGTGCTGTATCAACAAGAAGGGGGAGTTTAGGGCTTATGAAGACGAAGGGAAGGCTGTTAAGTGGCTAAACACAAAATGAATCTGAAAGACTATTTACTATTGGAATTGGAGTGGTGGAAATCAGCCCCCATCCCCTACGAAGAAAGCCCCTTGTCAGACAAGCTGCATTGGGCAGAGAAGTTTTTATCTCAACAAGATAGAGAAGTAGTGGAGTTAATCAGGCAGGTGCGAGATGCAGCCGTAGCTTACAAAGATAAACACAACATGAACGAACAGGAAAGGTTATGATTGATTTGATTGAAGATGGTACATTCGTCAGGTGGCCTAAGACGCACTTGCTAAATAACAGGGTTAGGGGCCATTGTCGTAGGCTAGGCCGTAAAGAAGTCAAGGGGGAGAGTCCTTACAATCGTTGGATTAAGAAAGAGAGAGAATACAGCAAGTGGTTTAACAATAGGTTTGCTATAGGTCCAGACGTACAGTTTGGATTTGTTTCGTCTATTCGTTTTCATTATCTCCCAGAACTACAGCCGTTCGCGGCAATTAACAACACATAGGAGAACACATGAAATACAGCCCCCTCAAAGACACATTCGACATGCGTAGCCACAGCGGAGCGCCAGAGATTGCCTCTTCTGTCGTAGGTATGAATGTAAACGACTTGAAGGACTTCTGTGAAGAATACATGATTGACGTACGTTATGTGAAGGGTGAGCGAAGCGAACGAGAGCTTTTCGCTTCTGGTGGACAGCCTAGAGTGGTGACTAGGGACTATCGTACAGAGAGGCTTAATGTGGAAGTGGAGGGTGGGGTGGTGACAGGAGCGTATTATGAGTAGCCAACAATACCCTAAATGGGTTGAGGAGTTTCTGTGGAGCTACCTCCTAGAAAAGAGCGACGAGATTAACAAGCAGTTTGGCATTGAGCCAGATTCACAAGAGCAAGCGAACATTGATGTAGGGTTGTGGGGTGTTGTCCCTGCACAACAGAATGTTAAAACAATGTTAATTGACACAGGAGAACAAGAGCAATGAATGACATATTTCGAGAGATGATACACTACCTACATCCCAAGACCTTGAATGTCTCAGGGCTTAGGGACTTCCTTGATGAAGTGGAGACAGAGAATAAGCGCCTTGGGTGGGAGGCCGTCATTGAGGAAGGGGATGAGGATACAAGCTTCAAGGCGGCATGGTACAAAGAGCGAGAGTTGACGGACGAAGAACAGGCCAAGAGGGACGAGTTTTGGAAAGTCCTAGGTCCACTTGTCAGAGGCGTGCCTATTCCAGATAACACGGGGGAATTACTCAGCTTCAGACGGTTGAAGCCTCTAGCCTGACACAGGAGGATAGGAATGTTTAGTTGGATTAAAGACAAGTGGGAGAGGCTATTCAAGCGGGGGTTCTACGCCAAGCGTCGATTCTCTCCGACGGAAATACAGGCGATGACGGATTACGTAACCCTAGGGACAGGCATATTGAAAGGCCCACAGAAACACCCCCAGAAGTCCATGAAATGACCCACCCTAGGCTACCCTAGCGGGTCACCTGAGATACGGCGTTCTAGCATCGTTTCTTACGTCAAAACATAGGAGAGAATAGATGGTGGTCAGCAAGTCAGGGATGGGAATGAAGAAGCATGGCCGTTCAGGTGTTGCTCCTAAATCCCCGAAGCTTCGGCACACGCTTCTGAGAGAAGCCAATCAGGATAGGCCCGCGAAGCCGAAGACTGAGATGTTCTCATCGGTTCAAGACCTGATGAACAAGAAGCCTTAAATGTTACAATGTAACACTCTCAAGCACACAAACACGCTCCAAACAACCAAAGACATAGAAATATGTTCCCTTGAGAAACAAGGGGATAGAGGGACAGAAGCAAATAATGCTTGACACACAGGAAATCTGTGGTATACTTCTTGGTGTTGGATTGTATAATACTCTTGTAAAGCTCTTGCTCTTTAAGCTCTTAACTAGCTTTTAATCTTCTAAAATCAAGCTCTTAGCTTTTGATCTTGCTCTTAAACATGCTTTTCTAAGCTCTTAAATCTAAAGCTCTTGCTCTTAATGCTCTTAGTTTAGAGCTTACGCTCTAGAGAATACTTAAAGAATACTATATGTGGATGAAGGTCAAGAGTGTGTGTGAAAAGCAAGAGCCAATGCGTCGAACAGCCGAAGGCGAAGCTCTTGACCTTCTATTCTTGGTGGCCTGTGTCGTCTACGACACAAACAGCATATATGGCGATGTTGCGTAAATACAACACATCCGTAGAGGTTCTATGAAAAAGCATTGGTTGTTTGAATACCTACCTGCTGGTGAAGGGGAACGTGATCGAAAGTTCTATGGAACGGAGGAAGAGGCTGATGCTTATTTCCTTGAGCACGTGGTCTGTGGAATGTGCCGAGAAGAAACTAGGTTGGGATACAGTTTATGTGAATTAGAGGACGGCAGTTTCTATAAATTCCCAACTGAAAACGTATGGGGTACAGGCTGTGGATGTGAATGGGAGTTGGTGGAAGATCCCAACCCAACAGGGCTTTAGCCCGCCAGAAACATACAACAAACAGAGGATGTGATGAAATACTACCATATCGTAATTTGCACCGTGAATGAAATAACTTGTATCTTAGGCATTTACGCAGATTTGGGGCCAGCAGAAGAACGGGCAAAATCGGCAGTGGGGGTTGATAATGTCAGAATCGAGCGGTGGGCAGAAAGCTGTGCCATTTTCTCCCGATGAGCCCGGCAGGCACCGCCGCCAATGCTCCCTGAACATCAACATCTAGCCTTCACACTGAAAGGCCCCCTCTCTGAAATCCTAGCCCTCTGTCTAGGCACCCCCGGCATCACCCTCTCCTACCCCCAATGGGAGGATACATACGAGCGTACAGACCTCCCACAACTGGACATCCCCCATTACAAACATCTTGGACAGAAACATGCCCTTTCGTCTGTCTATCACTCTACCCTCCGGGACTACAACCCCATAGCCAAATACAACCACCTCGTAGAACAGCGTGTAAGCCCCTCTGTGGCCTCCGGGCTTCTCCCCCTAGGCACCCTAGCCTCTGTGGACGTTAGCGCCCTACAGAGCGTCTGGGAGCGTTTGGTGACAGGGAAGAGGATGAGTGGGGAGCAAGGGGCGTTGGTGAAGCAGATTGAGGAGGTCTTGAAGTGAAAAAGAATGAGTGGAATAGCTTTGCATCTAAAACTCCTTGGAATGACCTCATCATTCTGGTGGACAGTAACCACACTAGGCGGACAATTAGTTACGGCTATTTCACCCCTAGTCCTGAAGAGGAATTCAATACAGAACCTTGGAACGAAGGTTTAGACGAGCTAAGAGCAGATGGTTATGTCTATTGGAAATATGCCCAAGAAGAGCAGCCAAAGCCGCCAGCATTGGCGTCCGGAGGACTGTCGGGATGAAGGTTAGAGTGCTCAAACGTGAGCAGCCTATTAGACAAGCCTTCGGCATGAAGCTGATGATGCAGGGGTGTTATCTCCCCTCAGAATGCTGGCCTCCCTTTGAATGGGAGGAAGTGAATGTTCCCCTAACAAGCCAAGAGTTCATTGATCTAACCATGTACGAGAGGAAGAAGCACTTGGAGCCTTGGATGGGTTCAAAATGAGATATTTAATCAGAAAGCCCGAGCACTGCGAAGCAAGATACATTGAGAGATTTCTCTGGTTTCCTAAGATTGCAGAGGGAGAGCTTCGTTGGCTGGAACGAGCTGAGATGCGCCAGTTATATGATGATAACTACAAGCGATGGGAAACTACCCATTGGATTACGAAGTGAACCTGACAGGCAACGCCGCCAAAACATGAACTCAGAGACATTTGCCCTAGCTTCCATTCTCTTTAGCAGGGATAGGACAAAGCCGTGCGGAGTATGCGGATGTGCCCTTGACGAGGCAGACCACGACGGCTGTAGAAGGGCTTTATGGACAGGGATAGAAGGCAAATACAAGGAGCGAATGAACGAAAAATACATGGACTTCATAGATTAAGCTTGCAATTTGCAACCAACTGGTGTATAATCCCCACCCATACAAAGACTAAACACATTCCCACCCCCGCCAACGAAGGACACAAGCCAAACAGCAAGAGCCTTATCACGGCTGGTGGGAACCCTATAAATCAATTTGACAGGCCGGAGGCCATCAAAATGCTCGGATTCATTGGACTTGTAGTTGCTAGCGCAGCTTGGCTCTATTTCTCTAGCCATCCAAAGGCTGTTGCCTTTCGTGAGAAGGTGAGGGGGTGGTTTGGTGGCAATGATTGATTTTGTGGACATGGGCAAGCTAAACGGCCTCATCGAAGACAACAAGGCATTGGCAGCGGAAGGTTGGATACAGCCGTCAATGGTAGCCGAGCTTGAGGCATTCCGAGAGTTTGTAGTCAACAACGGATTCCCGACAAGGAATAGGTGAATGCGCAGGCTGATGCGCTTCGAGAGCGTCACTCCCCCACGAGCCTCTTAAATCGACATGAGGGAAAGCCGGAGATCAGTACCGGCCACCTAGTTTTAAAGCGTCCGGTGCTCTACTTGGAGCCTACGATCTAGAACGTACCAAGTATCACCATTGAAGTCGTGAGAAATAAGCCTCTCACGCCACAGGGATGGCCTCCTGTGCTAGTCGTAAACCCCGGTACCGTCTCTGCCCGAAAGGGTACGCGGCCGGGGTACATTACTGCCAGCTCCCATTGGTCTACACCGTAAGGTGGTCTTTAGGAGCACTACCAGAGGCGGTTAAGGAGCGCCCTGCCTCCTGCAACGCAGGGCACCTATTCGGGCTACGGCCCAAACGAGCAGGAGGGTGCAATTCCCTCTCGGTGGCTGAGATCAAGTGAAGGACGTGGTTCGAGTCCACGACGGGCGGAAGCCTAAGACAGTACCCCAGTAGGTGTGGGGCAGCCCGTAAGGCCGGCGTTAACGGCCATTCCCATTTCAAGAAACAAGAAAGCCATTCTCAATTCGCGAATAGCGAATGTGTCACAGAATACACAAGAAGTGGGCTTAATGTCCCTTTTATGACACATCTCTCAAATACAGCGCCTCAATGGCGCTTTTATGCTGAATACGTCAAGTAGTTATACCACTTTCTCTCTCGCGGTAGTATAACTCCAAGGGGACTCATGGCTAAACAAAGCTTCTTCATTGACATCCCCCTCTACAACGCACGTGTCAACATCTGTCTCACGACAAAGGCTTTCCTGAAGATAGCCGATCTGTCAGAAGAAGATACAGCAGCTCTCCCAGACGATACATACGTAGATGGATGGGCCTTGAAATCCACAAAGGGAAACGTCTACAACGTGGCCCTTATACGGCTCAGTCACGGTGTCATTGCCCACGAACTGCTCCACACCACGTTCGACATCCTGCGTAATGCAGGAGTCAAATACTCCGAGAAGTCGGAAGAGGCGTTTTCATATTTACACGGCTATCTTGTAGACGAAGCCTATCGTGGCTTGGACAAGCTAGACAAACTGAAGGATAGACGTAATGATAGACAACCTGAAGATTCCACCCCCGCTTGAAATCAAGCGATGGGCTGAGATGATTGGAGATGGCTACGCCACCCCTGCTGCTCGTACACTGGAAGGCCAGATGGTGGTGTTTGCAGACAGCCTAGGCCCCACCCCACCTCCTCCGATTGTCCCCATCCCGGATAATTGGATAATTAATTCACAGAAAACCTTTCAGCAACAGTTCGGCAGCAACTTTGCCATGGGAACGGGCGGAAACAAAGAAGTTGATGTCCTTACGCGATTCGATCTTAATTCCCCCTCCTTGTCTGATAACACGGTTGTATCTCTGAAGTTCCAAGTAGGGAAGGCAGGGGAGAAGACCAACGGAACTATTGGCGGGATCACGGGCAGTAGAGGAGGCACCCCTTGGTTTTTCATCAGCGAAGGCTCACCAGCTAATCTCTCCCTTGTTGTAGAGAATGGGAAGTTTTCCTACAGGGCTGCTACGGCAGCGACGAGTTATATCGCATGGATGGTAGAGGGTGTGCCACTCCCACCGGGATCATTCCCCGCCGCCGATAAACGAATTGTACTGAAACCAAACACAGATTATTATTTTAATATTATCTTCTACAATCTGAAAAACCTTATTGACAACGGCAGTTATGAGAATACCTGCACACGTCCTACCGGGAATCCAGCAACATGGGTTTGCCAAGCCCGGCTGAACGGAACATCACGATAATTTAACAGGAGAAACACATGTCCCTTGAACAAGCCCTTTCCCCGATTCAGCAGTGTAATGCTCCTGACATTTCCATCAAGAATGCTGTTGTGAAGGCTGTCCGTCAGATTTATGAAGACATGGCTGCTGGCAGTGGAATCCAGAGTGTTGTGGCAGGCACAGCAGCAGAAACCACAGGTGAAGCCGGTGATGTGACGGTTGCTATTGATGACACCGATCCGTTGAACCCAATTGTTAATCTTTCCTTTGCGGCAGCTTAATCATGGCTGTTGATCCCAACACGGGCCGGATCATCACATCCTCATCGCTAACGATCGCGGAGGCTGATTCAAAACGTGTCCCTCGTAATCAGGCACTAGGCCCTTCGCGAACGGCTCAGGAGCGCAAACAGTTCCGCACGGCCCTGCTGGCCGCATGGGATGGACTGGCTGACAATCCCGTTATTGCCGATTTGATCGACACAGTGGAGCAGCTTGAGCAGGAACGTGTCAATGTCTATACGATAGACAGCACGGATGGTGGCTATTTCGCAATCCCCCTGCCGCGAGTAGAAGATGAAAACGGTGATCCCCGCTATTATGCAATTGACTATCATGGGTCGTTAAACTTAGGTGCTGAAAACTCTGGCGCTGTTGATTTTCGGTTTGACTTTGATGGATTGCTGGAAACACACGCTCTGGCTTTTGAGGTGTGGACATCGACATCTCCGAATGGAGACGGCTCCGCCGCTGATTTCTGGCACCAAGGTAATCAGACACCGGGGGATGTAGAGTTCAGCACCCTGTACGATGCCGGCACCACCTACCTGAATGTCCGTATCACTGGCCGAATTGCTCCTATTAGCGAGAATTTCACATTCGATTTGATTATTACAACTGACGCTCTATTGGATGTTCTTAGCGGGCAAGATAGGAACATTCTACGTACTCAACTCACCGATCAGGCATTCAGCTAATTGCAATGAAAGAGATTGATGAAGAAGCTGTACCGCTCCCCACTAAATTGAAGCGGCTCCGGACTAAGCGTGAGAATAAGCAAAAGAACAAGCTCAAAGACCTACTTCACGATAGTCGCAGTGCATCTGAAATAGCCAGAGAGGCTAGTGAAGATGACATTTGGCTTCCTGATTAGTGGGGTGGAAAGAACAGACGAGGGCGTTTTTCTTGAACAAAATTACAAAGCGCATCGTCGGTTGGGGACTGGGGGTAGTTGTTGCTGCCGCTACTCCCATTATAGCGAGATGGGAAGGGAAGTCTAATGTAGCCTACAAAGATATCGTAGGCGTCTGGACAGTTTGCCACGGCGAGACGCGGGCTAAGTACGCCTACGAAGGCGCTCGCTACACAGACCGGCAGTGCCTGGACATGCTCACAGAGAGCATCATCCTCCACTACCAAGAAATGCGTAGATGTGTTAACGCCCCCCAGTCTCTCTGGGAGACAGTAGCTACGCTCTCCATGTTCTACCACTTTGGTGGGACGAAGATGTGCCCATCGACATTCGTCAGAATGATTAACCTCGGAGAACCGCCTGAAGCATATTGCCCTCAGATTTTACGCTGGAACAAAGCTGTAGTGGACGGGGTGATGCAGCCTGTTCGGGGCCTCACTCTTCGTAAGCAAGACGAATACAATCTGTGTATGGGCAACAGCCCTTGGCTGGTTAACCCGACAACTCTCCTATCATTTACAGTTGACTAATGAAGACCAAGAAAAAGAAACCAGTTCAACAGGGTAACGCCCGCCAAATCAATTCCATCTCCATTCCCTATAAAGACCCTGAGCTGACAATGCAGCGGTTAGATACGATTTATGGAGCTTGTGCAGCGAGTGACCTCATCTACGTAGATTTGAAGGATAAGGACACAGGGGAAGTGATTCCCGTCCTAGCCGGTGTAGACGCCTCTACAGACCCTGTAAAGCTCATCCCCCTAGCCCAATGGCTTACAGCTAAGGATGTATTGAACAAAGCTTACGAGGTGTGGAACGCAACAGAGGGTGGGTGGGTGGATATTAAAGAGACGAAGCTTACGCTAAAAGCGTGGTTGGAGTTGAAACATGGAAAAGAATAATGGAGCAACATTGACATGGATGTCACTAATTCTATCCCCCATGAACTAGACACCCAGCTCGGAAAGGGCTGGGAGCAGAAGATGTACGATGTCTATTTTCAGGGTGGTTCTGACGCAGAGGTTGCTCGTCTTCTGCGGATTACAATGGCCCTGTTCGATAAGTTCTATCAGGGCTACCCAATCTTTGAAGAGGTTGTCAACAAGGGCCGCTCAGATGCCAAGGGCTTCTGGGAAAATTTGGGCAGAACTAAGATTCTGAAAGCCAACGGCGATTTGAATGATCGCCTGTGGTTTTTGGTGATGAAGAATCGCTTTGGGTGGATGGATAAGCTGCCAGAAGACGGGAGCACTACCCCGGCTGCTGCCATGACGGCAGATGAGCTTGACCAGAAACTTGCCAAGCTTCAGAAAAAAGCTCTCCCCGCCCTGTCAACGCGAGCGGGCGACTAATGTCGGATGGCAACCCGCTGGGCAAGCTCCCCAAGATTAACGAGGGGATGAGTGTCCAAGAAAAGATTGAACTTCTCTCCTTGCTGGAAGAGAAGGAAAAGCGCCTTAATCTTAGTGGCATCGCTAAGTGGTATCTACCCGATACCCCATATTCGATTGACAATTTACCTAAGCACAAAGCTTATTTTGATGCCGGCAGTCGTTATCGTATTCGTCTGCTCATCGGTGGCAATCGAAGCTCCAAGACAATCAGTACGGTGTTTGAAGCCTCGTGCCATGCTACGGGGAACTACCCAAGCTGGTGGACTGGCAAGAGGTTTGACCGGCCTGTCCAAATGTGGCTTTGTGGAGACACCAACGAGACGTGTAAAACCATCTTGCAAAAGGAGCTTCTTGGTGCTCCCGGTGCTCGTGGCACAGGGATGCTCCCCTTCAAGACGATTCTTGGAACCTCTGCCAAGGCTGGTGTGTCAGGGGCAGTGGACACGATTCAAGTAAGGCACAAGTCAGGTGGTACATCCAACATCGCCCTGAAGTCCTATCAGCAAGGTGTAGAGGCTTTCTATGGTACGGCCATGGATGCCATCTTCCTCGACGAAGAGCCACCCCAAGTCATCTACAACGAGTGTGTAATCCGTACAGCAACGACAGGCGGTTTTGTAGCTTTGTCGTTCACCCCACTCAAAGGCTACACTCCACTCATTATCTCCCTGTTCCAGCACGCTGATCTGTTGTGTGGAGCGGAGCCACTAGAAGGCAGCGACATCCTTTTCGACAAGACCCTGAAGGCCCCTGTAAAGGCCCACAAGGCGATTGTCCAAGTAGGTTGGGATGATGTCCCGTGGCTTAGCGAGGAGGTGAAAGCAGAGCTTCTGGCTGAGACACCGCCCAATCTCCGTGAACCGCGTTCTAAAGGCAAGCCGACGTACGGTGAGGGTGCAGCCTTTCCAATCGCCAAGGACAAGATCACCTACCGCCCCGGCGATGTAGAGCTTCTTCCTAGCTGGCCTCGTGTTTACGGTTTGGATGTGGGTTGGACTTGTACAGCGGCCATGTGGGCAGCTTACGATCCTGCCGCTGACATCATCTACATCTACGATGAGTACATTGAAGGCGAGAAGATGCCCGGCTACCATGCCTACAACATCCAATCTCGTGGTAAAGACATCATCGGTGCTATTGATCCAGCCGCCTATCAGAGTGGTCAAGACGACGGTAAGAAGCTATTCAATCAATATAAGGCTGAAGGGCTGAAGCTCATCAAGGCAGAGAATGCCCGTCTACAGAGTTACAAAGCTATTTGGCAGGCGATGGTGCTAGGTAAGATCAAGATTTCAACAGGCTGTTCACACCTGCTAGGTGAGCTTTCAATTGCTCAGGTGGATGACAAAGGCGAGCTTAAATCGAAAGGAAAGTATCACGGATATGACGCCCTTCGCTACGCCTTTGCTGCCGTCAAGAAAGCCAAGCCCCTCCAAGAACAAACATCCACTCATGACATTCACACCCGAGGATACCTCAAGTTTTGAACAATCCAAAGCACAAAACTAGCTTCCTCGACACAATCTCTGAAGACGAGACGGCTGTTGTCATTGATCCGAACAGTCTCCCACAAACCTTCATGGGAGATGACTTGTCTCAGGAAGAGCAGGACGCCATTGACGAGATGGCAGCTCTCCTCGCTGAAGAGCAAGAGCGGATGGAACAAGAGCGTCTTGAGCTTGAAGCCAAGCAGAATGATATGCTTGATGGGCTTGCTCAATTTGTGGACAAATGCTTTAGTGAACGACGTTCCTATCGCACCACTATTGAGAGCCGCTGGCTCAATGCTGAGAATGGCTACCTAGGCTCTCTTGGCTCCAATGTCAATGACACGAAGAATCCGTTCAAGACAGATGGTCCGGAGGAGATGCATCCCCGCTTCAACCTTATTCGCACCAAGGTTGACAACACTGTAGCAGCGCTCATCACCTCGCAGTTTGCCACGGGCGACAAGAACTGGAACATCAAGCCTTCACCCAACGCTGAGTTGTGCGCGGAAGACATGCGGCTTGCTGCCCAGAAGGCACAAGAGAAAGCACAGCCGCAGGCTCCTCCACAACCGAATGCACCCCCGCCTCCCCCCGCTCAGGTAACGCAGGAGATGGTGAAGGCAGAGGTACAGAAGCTTTCCAATGAGAAAGCTCGCGCTATGTCCGCCACGATTGAAGATCAGCTCAATGGCTGCTCCTACGGCAACAACATGCGTGACATGGTGATGGATTATGTCAAGCTGGGAACAGCCATTGGCAAAGGCCCCACCAACTCTGCACGGATGAAGAAAAGCTACACGCTCGACTACACCTCAGAAGGAAAGCGTGTCTACATCCCGAAGCTTGGCTTTGAGCCACGTCCCGGTGTCTATCGCGTAGACCCGTGGCTGTTCTTCCCGGACATGACCACCAACGATCCTTCGAAGATCAAGGATACGATTGAGGTACACCCCTACACAGCCCGTCAGCTTCAAGACCTGAAGGCCAATGATGGCTTCTATGAAGATACCATCGATGAAATCCTGAAGAGCAAGCCCAAGAGCTGGGAAGCTGATATTTCAGCCTTTGGCCCCGCTGGCCTCACGTCTGGCACAGAGCGTCTATTCAAAGACAAATACCTGCTGCTGGAATACCACGGCCCCATTTCCACCAAGAAGCTTGACCTGATGGAGATTTCCTATTCGTGTGAAAACGAAGAGGAAGAGACGGTGTTTGGTGAAATCTGGGTGTGCAATGGCAAGGTGATCCGTCTGGAAGTTCATGCCCTTGAGGGGCAGAACGAAGTTCCTTACGCCATTGACAACTACATGAAAGACCCCGGCTCTGTCTTCGGCTTTGGATTGCCAGACAAGCTTCAGGATCAACAGCGTGTTACAGACAAGGCGTACTACCTTGCTCTGTGGAATGTAGGACTGTCAGCAGCCCCCATTTCCATTATCAACAAGGCGCTTCTCAGTCCTGCTGGTGTAGGCCAAGGCTTTGATGTTCAGCCCGGCAAGGTGTTCCTTGCCAATGAGTTTGACTCAAGCGTAGACATTTCCAAGGCTGTGCAGTTCATTGACATCCCGACTCAGCAAGAGTCGATGATGCGCTTCATGGACTATGTACGTGGTCTTGCAGAGGAAGAGAGCAACATGCCCGCCATCATGGCCGGTATGCAAACCCCACAGGGGGAAGAGAGTGCTACAGGGATAGCTGTCCGTGGTGAGAATGCAACAGCCCCTTTGTTCTTCCAGAGCCAGCAGTGGGACGACAAGATCACGAAGAAAGTGATTGGCTGGATGTACGACTGGAACATGCAGTTTAACCCCGATGATTTCATCAAGGGTGATTATGAGATTGATGTTGTCAGCACGACACAGTACATCTCTCAGCAGAAGGCCCGCCTAGACCTTCAAAACGTCCTCATGATGTCAGGACAAGACCCTGAGATGGGGATTCAGATTGACCGTGGGGATGCTGTACGTGCCCTCCTTGCCACCATGAAGCTTCCTGATGGGATGGTGAGAACCCCCGAAGCTGTAGAGGCCGAGCGTCAGCGTCAAGCCGCCAATCAACAGCCCGATCCCAACATGCTCAAGGCTCAGGCAGACATGATGAATGCCGAGAACAAGGGCAAGGAGTTGGAAATCAGGGCACAGGAAGTGCAGCTACAGCGCGAAGAGTTGCAGCATCGCGCTCAGATGGAATACGCCACGAAGATGGAGAACTACGAAACCCGTGAGCGAGAAGCCCAGATTCGTCTACGAGAGAAGGAAATGGATGTTCAGATTGAATATCTCAAACTGGCTCAGAAGGATGAACA